CACACATTTACAAAACCAACAAATCTAGCAGTTATCTACTTTGTTAATGTCTATACAGTTATATATTTCACTATATTTTTATATAAAATGATGTCAAAATGATGTCATTAATATATATCAGCTCCATATGAACTTTATGACTATATTTAGGAAGTCATCACATATGTAGAAATCTGATACGAGACCATATTTATTAACTGTTTTTACCAAATCCTCTAACAAACGTTCGTATATTTCAGCTTGCGCAATATGACCTGTATACGTTTTAGAATAGCACTCTACAATAGCAGATAACTCTTCATGTACTCTGATATATTTATTCGAATGGAATGCACTGTAATCAAAGTTTATTTTGTAAATTCTATTTTTAACTAACTGTTGTGCTAGTTGGTTGTAACTCATATGATACCACCTACTATTCTTCGATAATCTCATAGGATAATAGTAAATCATCAATGAGACCTCTTACACCTTCTTCGTTGTACTCCTTCGGATCCGGAACGACGTCCGCAATCCAGTCAGCCGTCCAAACGTAATCAACGCCTTCTGGCCATTTGAAATCAGGAAATTCTTCTTCCATATCGCCATTGTCCCATGCGTCCTTATCCCACTTACCGATGCATGGAGATTGGCGCATCTCCCTTTCATATATCATGTTCCATGCTTCTTTATATGATTCAGCAGTTCCCATAAACCAAGGTTTTTGCGTTGCTGTACTGTAGACTTTTAACATTTTAGGTTCCTCCCCATATAATCGTTCCATTCCTTGGCGGGTTACAAGCCACATTTTCCCCGACTTCTTAAACTCGCCTTCTTTAAAACCATTCTTTACACGGCCTCTACAATTCTGTTTCAATGAGTCCGCAGTAACATTCCACCGTTCTGCAGCCTCTTGTGTTGTCATTACATCATCTAACTCAAATTTCAATTACATCACCCTCTAACTAAACGTTTAATTACTAATATCAAAACAATAATAGTTGCTATATTAATCAACCATTCTAAATATTGCATAATTCACCTCGTTGATTTACAATGATGTTAAGAAGGTGGCGGGGCTTTCACCCGCCTGCTTTTTACTCTTTGCTAACAAGTTTTAGTATTGCTAGTGCCAGTAGCAGTGGCGTTAGCGCATTTGCTAAACTTGTTAGCTTTTCTATTATGTCCACTTGTATCACCTCCTTACAATATTATTATACCCTATATCGAGTATAAAAGCAAGCATTTTCTTTTAATTTTAACAACAAAAAAAGCCTACCAACATAGATTTAATCTAGGTTAGTAGGCTTTTGTATTATATGCTATCATTTCTTTTTAGGGACGGATAAATGTATGTTGTTTAATATAATGTCCGCATCAGATTTATCCAACATTTCACCAGCTTTTATTTTATCTAAAATCGTTAATAATTTATCTTTAGCATCATCCAAAAATTCTGCACTCTTATGTAATCCGCTTTTTCTGATACTATCTGCATTCTCATTATATTTTGCAACAAAATACTCTAACATTTCTATGAATGTGTCTGAATGCAAATAGTCTTGGATGTAGTCATTTAATATAGTATCCATATACTCCCCCATGATTTTTAAAATACTACTTGCCTATATTATATCATTTACAAACAAAAAGGCCTATCAGCCTAGATGTTATTCTAAGCTGATAGGCCTTTTATGATTTTCAGTTATAAACAATTACTTTACTACTCAACTGACAACTAATAGTTGATAGTTGCGTGTATCCACCATTACACGCTATGGAGATGCACGGATCACCTCAATCTTTTGCTACTAAATAAACAACTGCACCGCCTAATAAGATATTTAATAATTTACTGTTTCGTTGTTGGATTTTCGCTTTTTTGATTTCGCTCTTCTGCTGCTCTAAGTATATCTCTGCTTTGGCCAATGATAGCTTTTGCTCGTTCAGCATCTGTTCTTGCTTTTGCAGTAAGTTCCGTGCCTCTGTCAATTGCGTTTTCTGTTCTTGTATTAAGTTCAATGCTTGTATTAATTCGTTCTTCTGTTCGCTCGTTGAGAGTTTGGCTACTTTCAACTGCATCTCTAGCTCGTTGATTGTATTCAATTGATTGTTGATTGTACTCTCTAACGTGTCGAAGTTCGTTTTGAGCGTTGCGAATTCCTGTGGTGTCAATGTTACTTGCTCTGTCGGCGTAGAACCATATACAGGCAATGATACAAAAGACAATGCAAATAGGAACAGAGATGTAATGAGCGTGAATAAAGTTTTTGATTTTGTCATTCATACTTCCCCCTAGTCATACATATAGTTGACATCAACTTCTTTGTCAGCTACCATTCCGCAATCACTATATTGCCATATTCTGATATTTGGATAATCACATTGTGAATCATATTGTGCACACCATACAGGAACGCTTGGCATTTGACTATAAGCATATGTTTCATCCCATAATAGGGAATATCCACTATATATACCTACATTTTGAAATCCAGCACTCCATAATGTGTTTACAAACCGACTAATGCAATTCGTCATTCCTTGGCTTGTTAATGCTCCAGCATTAATCATATTACGCAATTGGCGATGTTCCTCGTAGTCATACCAAATACCAGCTTGCAAATGGTAATCAGTATATCCATAACTATTGAGCGTATTAATCACCCATTCAGCCTCTTGCACTGCTGTTGCCTCATCGTATGCATGACTAAAATAATAGACACCAACTTCAAGGCCTACACTTAATGCTGCGGTGATGTGTTGCTCAAAGAATTCATCAACATTATAATTTTCACCTAATTTTATGATTACGAATTCATTGCCTTCTTCTTTTGCTTGCTGCATGTGTGAATCATCATAGTAAGGTGTTCCGTTTTCGTTCTCTTGCCATGCTGAAATATCAAATCCTTTTTTCATTCTTATCACTCCTTTCTGGCATGTTTGGTAATGGTGGTAATTTAGGTTGTTCTTCTAATTTGTCAGGTATTCCGTTTCCGTCCTTATCAATCCATAATGCAAGGAACCCAACTAATGCAGTTAATACTGACGGAATAAATATATGATCTATGATATTTATCCCTACATTAATCAGTTTGTTCATATCATCAGATACATACCCTTGAATGAAAACCATAATGTACTCAACCACCACTAGCAAAATAGGTACTAGCATGGTTAGTACTAGTACCCTTGTAGCAAGAACACCTGTAGGGTGGAAGTTAGCCACCCTCACAGATTGATATGATTTTTTGATTGAGTTAATGATAGTTGACTTATCCATTACCCCTCCATGCCTTTATAATTTCAATCGTATATTGGAATATCTTGCCGATGTCAATTAAGTCATCTTCCACCATTTCTCGTAAGTTTTCAATGATAGACCAGCACTCAGCAAAAAATGGTATCAACATAAACGCATACGAAAAAATATGGTCTAGGAATAGGTCTGTATTTGGAATAGGAATATCAGGTAATGAAATAAATACAATGGATAGTATCATCCATGCCGGATATTGTATGCATAGTTTCTTCAATAGATCACCTCTAAGGCGCTCACTCATTAAATATCTACGCCGTTCCCCGGTTGTTTTATCAATATACTTACCTTTTCCCCATCCGTACCATGTCAATGTTGTTAGTAGTGTAATAGGATTATTAGGCCTGTGATTATCCTTGTTATATCGCAACACTTCTGCAGCAATTCGTTGTATAGTATCCACAAACAATAAGGTAGTGGTTAAAATAATCACTACTCCCATGCTTACTAAATGTTCATGCGATACCCCACTTATGAGCATGATTAAAATATCATTAAGAATATCCATTCACTCCCCCCCATACCCTTATGGTTCTTCTTCATCTAAAGACATTAAATCATTGTGCACACATCCTTCTGTCGGACATGTGCCGTCCTCATTCAAAGTTCCCCAACAATATTCACAGAAGTGCATGATTGGCACATCTGATTTGATTTCGTAACTATCCATTATTTGACCTCCTTAATCTTAGCCACCATTTCGGCATTGAGTTTCTTAAATTGTGCTTGTAAATCATCATATGGCACATTAGCCAACCGTCTTCGTATTAATGCCTGGTCTAGTGTTGCAAATCGTTCATCATAATACTTACGGATTTGTGCAATACGTTCCGCTTTTGTCGGTTCATATTCCGTTACTGGAACATCAACAAACTCACCATTTACATAGGCTTTACCATTTGTAAATTGTTCCTGCATTTCACTATCACCTGTTACGATAACAGCAGTTGGATATGTTTGTTTCGCTAATTGTTCTGTTTCTTCTAATGTATCGGCATGAATACCAACTACATAAGATGTTTGGCGGATGCCCTTTTCGTCTAATACAAATACATACATATTGTTGTCCTTTCTTGGAGGTTACTATGAAATTAATTGAGAAATTAAAAGGGGCTCATGAACGCCCCTATGTTGCATATAAAGTTGTAGGTTATTATTCCTCTTATCAAGAGGCTATGGAGGCATTAAACAACGTTCATACATTAGATGATGTATATCACTCATGGTTAGAGTTACATTCGTTAAATGTTTCTCCACATACAATGAAAGGATATGAATGTGCTTATCATCATATGTCATCTATATCTCACCGCCCAATTAACGAAATCACATATATGGAGTTGCAAAATATCATATCGGATATGCTAAAGAGCGGACTCTCTTATTCCTCATGTAAGAAAGTTCGCTCTTTATTAAATCAACTATATTCATTTGCAATTATTAATGACTGGTGCTCAAAGTCATATAGTCAATATTTGAATATTGGCCACAATACCCCTAAACGCCCACGCAAAGTATTCACCACTAACCAAATCAACCGTTTATGGAATATCAATGCTGAATTGCCTTTAATACTCTTATATACTGGGTTGCGTGCTAGTGAATTAATTAATTTAAAGTCTACTGACATTAATAGAAAGCAACGATATTTGAAAGTAACTTCTAGCAAGACAAAAGCAGGTATCCGCATCATTCCCATTCATCATCGTATATGGCAATTTATAGAATCTCGTTTATCTGATAAATGGATTATAAAGGAACGGAATTATGTTTCTCTTTCCCATGCCTTTAAATTAGCCATGAAAGCTATTAATTCTAAACACACTCCACACGATTGCCGTCATTCATTCGCTACTAGACTAGATGATGTAGGTGCTAACTATAATGCTAAACGATTATTATTAGGCCATGCTTCATCTAATGTTACTGATGGCGTTTACACGCATAAATCACTTAGACAATTACGCAAGGCGATTGAAATGCTTAAATGACCAAGGGGGAAGAGTAAACATTACTGTAGGGCGTAATATTTACAATGATGATACTGTATACCCTATTGCATTTAATACCCCACCATCCATTAATGTTATTAATATTGCTGATACATTAGACCAAGATGGATGGGTAACTAGTGCAATTAAATCCATCACAAATTTAAAATTCACTTATATGACTGCACAAAATAGTGTAACTGGCATTAGTTGGATTGCTATTGGTAATTAACCAAGGGGGAAGAAAATTAAATTTAACCATCTATGATGGAAGAAAATATGATGTTCAATTTCCTATTTCTTATGCAAAAGAATGTATTGGCGTATTACAGACATTAGAATGGCCTATTGCTATTGGTGGTGCATCAGTTGCTTACACCGATAAAAGAACTACTACTGGTTATACAATCGTTGCTGATGCATCTAGTGCAGCATATAATAGTGATTTATTTTATGTTGCGTTCGGAATTTAGCCAAGGG